TTTCAGGCCCCGATGTATCAATATCAACCAATTTTTCACTTGGTTTTTTTTCTTCTTCTGGCATAGTTTCTCCTATGGTTAAAATTTGTGCAGGATATCTGTTGGATCCTGTACGGTTGCTAATATTTCATCTTCATTTAAAAGACGAACTTCTCCACCCTCAATTTCAATGCGTGATCCTGCATAACGAGCAAAGACCACCCAATCACCGACCTTGCACCACGGACCATTAGGATATCGTTCTTTATCCTTGTAACAAGAGTCCCCCATCGCAATTATGTTTCCGCACTGTGATGCAACTTGTTGTCTGTCTATAGTTTCTGATCCGATTAAAAGACCTGCATCAGTTTTCTCTTTCATTCTGAAAGGTAAAACTAATATCCTCCAACCGGTAGGTTTAGGTAATTTTGTAGTTTCTTTAGTAATTTCTTTTGGTTTTGATTTTTTTATTCCAACTAATTCCTTATTTGGAAGGTGGATCTTTGAGACCTCGTTTGAGGTCGATAACGGTTCCTGATTTGCCATTTAGCTCCTTATCATTGTGCAGGTTAGAGATTTCCTGTCGCACTGATTCCAATGCATTAATTTGTCCTATTATATACTTATAAGTTTCCATGTTGTCAACCCCTCCGGACGTAACCGAGATTGCCAATTGATTGACTCGTCTTTCTAATGCTTTTTGAAGTCTATAAACGACCTGTTCTGCTTCCATATTACATCATACCTACTGCTCTTAAGCAATCAGGGCAATGTCTTCTAAATCTTAAGTGAGTAGTGCAATGATCAACTGTTGATTCTTCTGCAGGAGTTTCTTCTAAAACTACGGGTTCTTCTTTGGAACTGAATAAACCTTTTATCCAGTTTATAAACTGTGTGATCATTACTTGATTTGTATTCCTACTTTTTTTCCACTCATCACTGCACCAGAAGTTTTTACCCACATATGAGGACCGTGTGGTCTAGGCCTACTTCCACTTCCACCGGCATAGCCAATTCTTCCACCTGTTGCCTTTTTTTCTTTGCTTAAGATCTTCTGCTGCAATTTTATAAGGTTTGTTGATTTAGCTGCCCCAATTTTCTTTCCTTTCCGAGGACGAATCTTCGGCGGGTCATAAAGTGAAAGAGTACCTCTTCCGTGCTTTTTCACAAATTTTTCTTTTAATTTTTTTCCTTCTTCTTTAATATTATGCCAATCAGTAATTACTTTTCTTGTTCCTGTAGATCCATAGGGTGTTTTCTTTTCAACTTGTAACACTCTTCTTTCAGGAGAATAAGCATCGTCAGATGTAGTTAATCTTTTTACGTTTTGAGTTTGTTGAGCTCTTTTTTTATGCATAGCTGTTTCAAGTGGTTTTGTACCTTCTCTAAGACCGATTCTTCCACCTTCTTTTTGACCAATCATTCTTTTTACTACATTTTTCAAACCCATACCCATAATTTTGCTTTTTCTTTTCCGTTCTTTCGTTATTCCACTCTCTATATCTGGGCCAACTCCTGTAATTCTTTTCTTAAATGACGGATTAAGTTTACGTCTCTTTACATCAGTATGAGGTCCTGTTGGAACTTCATGTGTAACTCTATCCCTGAATTTTTTTAAGGCTTTTCCTAAACTCCTAAGATTACTCATTATCCTTTTCCTTTTCTAGCTTTTCCCATTTTCTTGAATGTCATTGCTAACGCTTTTGCTCGTCCAGTGCAACCTTTTTTTGTAATAGGTGTACACTTTCCTTTAGTTCCACGTTTTTTGATTGATTTACTTACGTCTTGAATCCAGTTCTTATCAGTCCCTGTTTTAAATCCTATTCTTCCACCGGATCTGAATCCTTGAATAGGAATTCCTCCCATAGGATAACCATCTCTATTAGCACCTAAAGCGGGTCTAAAACCTGATCTTGGACTTGTGTCATGCTGTAAAGTCAAAGATGTTTGTCCAGCGTTTGGTGATCTAAATCTTCTGTTCATTATTTTTTACCTAACTTGTCCATAGACTCACCAAGTTTTTTAGCGGTTTGTTTTATGTTGAATGACGTATTTCTAATTCTTGCTGCAGACGCTTTATTTTTTATCTTAGTGGCTGCTCCAATATTATATTTTCCTTTAAGAAATTTAATATCTCCGGCAACTTTCCTACCTTTTAAGAGTATACTCAACCAACCCATAAGTTCTCCTTAAGCTTTTGATGCGCCTCTAGATTCTTTTCTTCTAGATTCATAGCTTTGAGTTTTTGTAGACTCTGCGCCACGTCTTTCACCTAAAGATTCATCTAGCTTATCACTAGCAGTCTGTTTTTTCTCCGCCTTCTTATAAGGAAATCTAGGTTTATAGGGTCGTGTTCCGAAATCATTTCTCATAATTTTCTCCTTAATTATTTATATTGATTTTAATTACCTGTGTCTAGTTTATTTTTACCGTTTATACTGACTGTAAATTAATTGCTGAAGGTCCTTTTTCACCGTTCTCAATTTCAAATGTTAGCGCATCGCCTTCATTTAAGTCTAAGTTTGCGGCTCTCGCTGCTGACGAATGTACAAAAACATCTTTTTCTTTGTCGTCTCTTTCAATGAAACCGTATCCTTTGGTTGTATTAAACCATTTAACTTTTCCGTTTATACTCATTTTTCTCTCCTTTCCTACTTTTTACCATTTCTAAATATTTGTGTTCCCTTTATACCAAAAATACTTCCAACTACAAGAATCCATAAAGTCGAAAACCATGTTGGTAGTGACGCGAAATGCTCGAAGAAGATTTTTACTTTCTCCATCGCTGCAGGATTGTCACTGAAGACTCCCCACGCGAGCACTATTATGGGTGCACTTAATATGACTAAAACGAACTCGTCCTTGTAGTCGTTTTGACGGGCTTCTAAAAGTTTGCCCTGGTAAGCTTCCTCACCTCGGGCTTGTTTTTGCGCATGTAAATATTGTGCATCCGCCATAGCCATTTTAGACTCTTGACGTTTTTTATAAATGTGACTCGCCGCGTTTAAGCCGAGCTTAAGTGCTCCAAACCACATATTAGAACCAAGTTGCTGTTTGTTTTCTAGCTTTGCCTGTTCCTTGAACAGTCACTTTATCACCAGTAGGAATCCTTTGACCAGATCCTCTGATGCTAGATTTTGCTCTCGGATCTTTTATTAGATTCTGAGAAGGAATACCAATCTTTGTCGATTTTCCTAACGGTGCTTGTTTTTTTATTGTCATATTTTTCTCCTAGGTTTGTATATACTAACTACGCGGACCTTTCAAGGTTCTAACGTCTTTAGCCTTCATTTTATCCGAAGTCAGTTTAACATCAGCAGATATCAGTGATTTCTCAATTGATGTATCTGCTCTTAAATGAGCTAATTCTTCGTCCTGTTCTAATTTTTCTTCGGCAATTTGCTGGCCTTTTAAAAATTTAGTTTTATCTAAATTGATTCTAGCCTCATCCTCTTTTGTCTTACGCTCTTCTTCCATAGCTTTAAGATCTACTTCTCTTTGTTTCAATTTAAGTAATGGATCATGATCAAATTGGGAAGTAATTGTTTTTTCTTCCTTCATAAACTCTTCAGTCATATCTGCAATCAATACCGCTTTTCTAGCTTCTATCTTTTGAGAGATTTGTTGAAACTGTTGTTGCATCTGCGGGTTCTGAGTAGCCTGTTGTTGCATTTGTGGCAACATTTGCATTTCTTGCTGGAATTCAAGTTGAACCTGTTCCTGAGCCATTAAAGAAATATGTTCTAATACATTTTTCTCTAATGCAGCTGTAATACTTGGATTATTTCTAACAAAGTTAGTAGCCATAAAAAATAAGTGAGCTGTCACATGAGCTCTATGGTCTTGGCCAGGAAAGGCTTGAAAAGGTTTCTGTGCCAAAGCATCAATATGTTCTATCGCTGGATCTTTAGGTTGATTCGGTGGCGGAGGAGGTAAAATTCTATCAATATCTTTAACACCAATGGCTGTGTACATATTTCTATATGCCATATACATATTATGCATTTGTGGATTTGATTGAGCTAATTGTAATTGTGTTTGAGCCATTGAAATTCTTTGAGACATTGAAAAAATATTTGGATCCGCAACCGGTAAAATATCTACTCTATCATCAAAATCTGTTTGTTTAACATTTCTTGCGGCACCTACTACATCATAAGGATATTCTGGTGGTAAATACGTAGCAAATACTTTTGCTAGTAATTTAAATTCTTGTTTTAGAGCCACATATAATCTTTTGTGGATTGCTGACATTACTCTTGAACCACGTTCTAAAAGAGCTACGGTCGTACCAACAGC